TAATACCCACAGCGGCCACACCGTAAGTCGCCACAATAATCTTGCCATCACTAGTTTTAATTTCGTCATACTCTTCTTTTCTTTCATCAAGTTTTACAGAACCATTTATAAACACCGAATTGTCTATCATGTCAACTAGGCGTTCACCTGTTTCTATTCTATTCACTAGTACAAGAGTATTACCAGTTTCGCCGAATTTTGACACACTTTTAGCGATCCACTCTAGTCTTTTCTGATCAGTTACCAAATAGGTATATTCATCTTGATAGGATCTAAATTCTTGTACGTCTGTTGTTTGTAAAATTTGAATATCTAATTGTGCCAGTATGTCCTTCTGTTGAAGGTCATGAGCACTGACACGATTGATCACCGGACCAATACTGGCTAAAATACCTTGAAATTCCCATTGTGCTTTGGGTATGGTTCCTGTTAGTCCCCAACGTATGGCACAGTTATTAAAATTTTGTGTGAGTAGTTTTGTTAGCACATCTGCCTTGGCCTGATGCACCTCATCAACTATGACAGCACAGACACCTTCACAAAATTCTGCCAAAGAAAGTGTGGCATCATCATAACTTTTCTTCTCTAAAATGTTCAAACTTTGCCAAGTTGCTATGGTATGTGTTCGACCTAATTCTTTACGATCTCCATAATAGACACCAACATCCAATTCACAGTTGCGAAAGTCTTCTTCAGTTTGTTCTACCAAACTTTTATTGGGAACAATGGTGATAGTTCTGCCGTATTTTTCACAAATTTTTGCCAAAGTTGCGGTGGTTATGGTTTTTCCAAAGCCTGTGGCAATTTCTTGTAGGCTCTGTGGGTTTTGTAAAAACTTATTGATCACTTCAACCTGATCTTCACGCAGACGAATGGGTTGTCCCTCAAACCTATGTCCTTTAGGCCAAGACTTTTCACCCCAAAAATCACTGGAAATTTCAGGAAATTGTAGGTCAATAGGTGAGCGCTGATCTTCAATCTCCACATAGTAGTTGCGTTCTTCCAAATACTCTAAGATACGAGGAAGAATTGAAATGTAGGTAGTGCCGCCCAGACCGAAAAAACTCACTGTGCCATCCCATCTACCCAGTTTATATGCTGGTCTAAACCTGGCTGTGGGGTCTTCTAACTTGAATTTTTTGACCAATGCCTTGCGAGTATCTAAATCGAGATTTAGAAACTTACAATTAACTTCATCAATGATTCTTAACTGTGTAGTCTTAGACATCTCGTAACCAATCCATGCTGTTTTCTGATGTAGATTTTGAATTTTTATCTGTAATTTCTATGATATTAGGGAAATTCTTCAAAAAATCTCGAGTAGCATAATGAGCATGATACTTATTATACATTACAGCAGTTCTAAATCTGCGAGCACTTGGGAAAAATGTCTTAGGAATCTTTTGACTGATAAAAACTGCTTGCGTATTTCCTGTAAGTGGTGTGTTTAGTCCGTTTTCTCTGACAAAAATATTGAAATTGCTGTTTGTATCATTGGGCAATCTAAAAAGCACACTGATATCCTTATTTTCCACCCCGATATTTTTTAACATGTTAACAGCATGTGTGGTCTTTGACAGTTCGCTGCCTGCTGGTATAAAAAATACACAAGGAAGGAGATATTTTAATAGATTTTCGAGGTTTTTTTGATTAGTTTCTTCTAAATTTATTAGAAATTCCTTCTTTTCTGTGTGCCTTAAAAAATTTAAGGTCAATGCATCCACTGACTGGTCTACAAGGTCTGTTTCGACAGAATCTGACCAAGAGGTAATGCCATAGCGCCTGGCCTGAAAAATACTTTCTAATAAATTATCACCTAAAATTTCAGGAATTTTAGGACTGCCATTGCGTAATTGATATGACCCATCAATTTTATCTAACAAGGGTACATATTTTTCTAAATTTTGATAAATTTCCGTCATTTGATCAAAATAATTTTGAAATTCTACATCATATTCAAAATTATATTTCTTGTGCAGCATATGACAAATTCCTAATGACACATAATCAAGACTGAGATACCAACATTTTTCGGTAGCATCCCACACATAATTATAAACCTTATTACGTTGAGATTTGATATATGTAACAATTTCTTCATTATAGGGAAATTGTAGTTTTATGCGTTCATAAATGTCCTTATCTGGCATATAACTGATTTTATGCTGGCTGGGTATGGTTCTTAAAGGAAAAAGATAAGTGGGTTTTTCTATAAATCCTATAACATCACGCTGATAAAATTGATTTAACCAATTTAGGTTTTTTTTGAGAATTTTAAGACACAGTGATGCCTGTTTTTCTGTCATTCCGTATTGGTTGTAGGAAATTTGTTGGCTTACACTTTGTATAAAAACATAATCATAGGGTTTTAACTCAGATGATGCCTGAGTAGCCATAGCATGAACCATATTTTCTATAGAGAGTTGATTAGAGTGAGATATCTTCAAGACCAGCAGTCCTTAATTTGATAATATTGCTTAGTTGCCACTGTTTAATGTCTAAACCTTTGATAATGCCCAACCATTGATTGCGTAGCAGGGCTAATTCGTTGATGATTTTTTCCATATCAACTACATCATCTTCGCCATCTACATATTTTTCAACATCTCTTGAACTTAGAGCCCGTTGATAATTTTCCAAATATTTTTTAAAGAGTCTGCTGCGAATCCTCCTGAGTTCAATAGTTAGATATTCTAATATTGCTTCAATTTCTTGAAGTTGATTGAATCTATGTTCAACAATACCAGGAAGAGACGCAGAAGCCCTTTCAATATTACCGCTTATTCTGGATTCTTTTTTGGCTGAGTCAAGTTCTTGATAGAAATAGTCAATACAGTCAGGCAAAGACGCGAGGTCCTTGCTGACTCTTGAATACCATTTCATCAATAGTCCTCATCGTCCTCATAGTCATAACCATCCTCATCATATTCGTCGTCATCGTCTTGATTCTCGTCACCGAGAACCAATTCAATGGCATTGTCAAGATGAGGGTCATAGCCCATAATTCCTTCTAAGGTCTTGGTATCTACATCTCTACCAACTAAAAAATCTACAAACTGATTTGCTGCTGTGTCACGATTTTTTTCAGGAATATAATCCTTAAAAGTATCCCACAGTTCAATAATAAGATCTTCTTCCATGTTACTCCTCAATTTCATCAGCAACAGTTGCCGCATTAGCAGCAACAGCAGAAGCATCCCACTGCTTCATAATCAGCGTAAGTTTATCCTCGGTCCAATTCTTGCGGAACTCCGCAATAATTTCGCCAGTTTCCTTATCTGTATATGCTAATTTATTACCTACCTTGGATAATACACCCATTTTCTCAAACATATCAACCAATCCGGAGGTTGGACTCATGCCTGTTGAATAGGGGATCTTAACTTGAACAGTTTCAAAAGGCTTGGCATAACGAGTTTTCATGATTTTACAGGCTGAACGAATACCTAACACATCACTGACCTTGTTGCCGTCCTCATCTTCTTTAAGTTTTACTTTTTTCATGGCTACAACAATACTCGAAGCATAGATAAAACCTTGACCGCCAGAAATTTTATCATCTGGATCAAACATGTCTTGACTTG